AAGGTGCAAAATTGGAGCTTGACGTTGCCAGCTCCTGCGGTATTGAAGTATTGTTTGAACGATAAACTTATATGAAATGGAAAAAAGAAAAACTTTTAAGTGCTGCATCTGCGGAAAGACATTTAACAGATATGGTAATAATCCTGCCCCAGTAAAAGTGTCTGGGAGGTGTTGCGATAGATGTAATGATATAGTAATATCCGAAAGAATAAAAGGTTACATGACAAAAAAACATAAGTAAACTATGAACGTAATCAAACAAATCAAGGTGTGGTACAACAAGGTTGTAGCCAGTGCCAAACAAAAGAAAGCAGCCGACAAGGCAAAAGAGTTGGAAGAAGAAAGCCGACAGGTTCTTCAGGCTATGGAGTTTGAAGGTGGATTGTTCCTTTGCTTCAAGGGTTTTCCTATTATCAGAGAAGACCAGCTCAATACAAAGATTCCTGATGCGTTGAATAAAAGTAGGGATACGTATATGAACTATGTAACGAGTAAGGAGGTATGAACTATGGTAAAACAGGAAGTAACAAATTTTGCCCGGTTCTATACCCTGTTCAATCGTCTTCCTTATGGCGGGGACCGAGAGGAGTTCAAAAAGCAGGTTGTATCACAATACACATGGGGACGGACAGAGCACCTCCGAGAAATGAAGAGAAACGAATATGAGGAGTGCTGCAGGGGGCTTGAGAAAATGATTCCCAACTATGACAACAGCCGGGAAATCTACATAAAAGAACTGAAACGCAAGCGCTCTGCCGTACTCCATCAGATGCAACTATATGGCGTTGATACCAGTAATTGGACTCGTGTTGATGAATTCTGCATGAATCCGAGAATATCAGGTAAGAGATTCCGAGAACTTGACGGAGACGAACTTGAATCGCTTCTGGTCAAGATGAGAATGATAATACGTAAAAAAGACAAATAATAGTAACCCATTAAATCAAAGAAAATGGACAATAAATTAGAATTTTTGAAAAACCTTTCTTCAGATGAAAGAAAAGAGTTGATTGAGAAGCTCAAGAATGAGGAAAAGGAAGAAAAGGTAAGTAGACGCGAAGCTTACGAAGGTTTGCGTGATTCTTTCGTACAGGAAGTCAAAAGCAAACTTATGCCTGTGACGGAGGACGTTAAAGGATTCCGTGAATGGCTTGACAAAGAATGCGAAGGTTTCCGTGCGGTTATGAATGAATACGGACAGCTTCGCAAAGAAGGTCAGGAAAGCTACACTGTGATTAGCGGAGACTTCAAACTCGAAGTGAAAAGCAACAAGGTGAAGAGTTTTGATGAGCGAGCTGATATGGCAGCCGAGCGACTGATGGAATATCTGAAGTCGTGGGTAAAAAACAGTGAAAAGGGAGCTGATGACCCAATGTATCAGTTGGGTATGATGCTTTTGGAGCGAAATAAGAATGGCGACCTTGACTACAAGAGTATCAGCAAACTATATGAGCTTGAAGACCGGTTTGACTCTGAGTATGCTGACATCATGAACCTGTTCAAGGAGAGCAATATAGTAATGGCCACGGTGGTCAATTATTATTTCTATTTACGTGACAAAGACAACGTGTGGCGACGTATAGAACCGAGTTTTTGCCGCCTTTAGTCAATTTTCTGTTTAGCGTGTAAACGTAAACCCCCGTAAATGAATGTTTTACGGGGGTTTTTTATTGAGTATGCCAGAATATTTGTATCTTTGCGGGGAGATATTATTTAAGTTAACCCATGGCAAGAGGCAGGAATAAAGAACTTATCAAGCAAAGAGATGAAGCATTGTGCCGTAGGTATTACTATTGGACTGAAGTGCAACGTCTTCGTTTCGATGATGCCCTGAAGGTATTGTCGGAAAAGGAGTTCTTTATATCTGAGGAGAGAATCATGGCGATTATACGTAAGAAGGTGGGCGAATTGGCTGACATAGCAATTCGCCCGGTACCGAAAGTCAAAAAGCCAAAATTAACCGCAATTCAACTTCAACTTTTTACAGATGAATGAGTTTTATTCAGGTCTCGCTGATTCATCGTGTAACGTGAACTTAAATGTTGTCTCGTAGATTTTAATTCCTCCACTGATTGAGTAATCCCTACTTTTGACTCGGACTAATTGGGATGTATTCTTATTGCACTTGAATCCCTGCAGTGATTTATACAGCTTTTTTGCCATCAGCATTCGTTCGCTTGCTTTTTCGTAAGTTCCGGAAGACAAATGCGTGTCGTCGTAGCAGTCGATAGCCAGGCGCACCGTGACAAATGATTCACTATGTTGTACACCAAGACCAATGTTTGTCCAGTCGGAATCAATATTCCCAATAAGAGCACAAGGAAACGTCACTGGATAAGTATCCTCTTGTGTTTCAAGTTGTCCATAATCTTCGTCAACAGTCGAAAGTTCTGGCATTTGAGCGGCGATGCGCTCAATAATAGATATAAAAACCTTTTCCATAATTATTTATTTAGAATTTTACGTATCTCATCCTCAGTTCGCTGATTAATGTCTCTCCGAAGCTCTTTGCTGTCTCCAATGAATTGCCGTTGTGGTATATGGATGGACAATTGAGATTTTTTAGTAAGTGCAAGATTTCTCCAAAAAGCAGCTCGCGGATTGTCCGCCTGCCTTGTTTTACCGCTATTTTTGCCTTTTCTTTTGCTTGTGCTGCCCTTTTTCCTCTTCCCTGATGCCTTATAATACATTGCCCATGCGAAGCGTCGCATTTGAGGGGTAACCGTGGTATTAATGGTTCCACCCCAGTTGTGTATGGGAGCGTATCTCAGTTCGTTAGATACGACAACACGATAGTCCCCAGGAACATATTTAATGCTACTGAACAAGTGATTGCGAGAAGAAAGTAGTGGGCCGTAATTATCTGAAGCTCTCGTACCCCCAGATTCCTGTCTCTTGCTGTTTTTCCAAGGATGTAAACCTCCATCAACGTACCCTCCTTTACGAAAGTTATCTTGAAAATGGTCTTTCGCCATTCGACCTGCAATCACAGGCAAACGTCTACGCATAAGGCTGTCAAGCTCTTTTTGTTTGGCTTTTATGAGCTCTGTGAAATTTTTTATGTCCATAAATGATTGGTTTTCAAAAAATGTTTGTAACTTTGCACCATCGGGTCGTCCTTAGGGGCACGCGGTTTAACTGGGGCTACCTTCGGGCGGCTCCTTTCTTTTTTATATATCGAACATAAGAATGTTCTTTTGGCCTTTAATTACACAATACACATGCTTCAGTTCCATCCTCATAGGAGAACCGTCATTCCCACGATAATACCTGAAATAGTTTATTGACTTTTTCATCTTTTTCAAATCAAACAATTTAGGTTCATGGAAATATAAGCACAAGGAGTCTGCTTGTTCTTCTACATCGTCTCTTTCATTGTATTTAATAAGTTGATGGTTCTTTTTGACGAATATGTTGGAATACCACCCCTTACCTGTTACTGAACGGATATCCATAACTACATGGTCAAGTTCCAAATCAAGAGCGGCCAATCTGTTCCCGTTCTTCTTTTTTGACTCGTCTCTTAATATAGCACTATGTCCGGTACTGAAAACTTGATCCTGGCACTCACGCTCTAAATCAGATGAAGAAAGCCCACCAAAAAATCTCTCAGCTTTTGGCCCGTCATGATCAACATGTCCCACATGAGTAGCCTTGACACCACCTGTCTTTTTGTCGAATGCTACATCTTTGTAATTGGCATTGGCCAAAAGTTCCCTATACTCTTGTCTCTTTGCTGCAATATGCTCTTTATCCTTTTTGTCTGTATCATTGATGCATTTGCGGATATACTTGCATGAATAACATTCTTTTTTCCTTTTGGCGTTAAAAAACCCCGAGAATATATCTTTTACATTTGGATCATAAAAAGAACAATGTGCGCAGTCATTAGGGAAATACGGATGTTTGTCGCTGAATAAAGCCCCATCCTTACCGGGGTTTGATTCAAGTCCATTTTGAGGATTGTCATTTTCTTGTATTCCAAATGGTAATTTGGTTACAGGTTCGTCCGTTGCAGACAATGAGCATTTGCAATTCCAGCGGTCTCCAGGTCTGTGCATGTTCCAGAACGCATCGTCAATTGGGCGTATTGTACCCCAAAAGACTTGATGGTCTGCACCGGGATGAATACTTGTTGACGGCATCCATTTTAGATTAGGAAGAATGTCCTTTTCTCTTTCAAACTGTTTCCAGTCAGCGGCTTGGTGAGCACGTATGATAGCTGTATCATACTCGGTCTGAAGCCAGCTTCGTACTTGATGGTCAGCAATAGGTTGCACATCCTTTGCCCATTGTTCAAATGGCTTTAGATTCCCATTAGAATCTAACAATCGCGCAGACATGTCAACCTGCATGCGATGTACTTTGAATGCAGAGAAGACCTCGTTGTTGTTCTTTATGGCATTTCTGAAATCGCCGTCAGGGTCATGGAATGAGGATTGCCTGAATCCTTTGTCAGTTGCATTGTTTATTACGTTGCATACCTCATTAAAAAGATTTTCTTCAATGTCATCCATTGGGTTGAAATCTTTGCTATATATATTTTTGAGCGCTTTTTTTAAGACCTCATTATCGAAGCTGAATGTGGACGAAACGGCAGCATCCCTGTAGAGGTCATTCATTACCAGTCTAAAGCTGCCCCTCCGTCCTGAGGGGCTGATACGAAAAAACGGCGCAGCCAGTTTTTGAAGCCCTTTTTTGTTTTTGGAAGATTCCCATTGTCGTCTTTGTTTTCATCTTCATCTCCATCATCCTCATCCTCTTTTTTAGGCTGTTGATTCTTCGCTAATTTAGCCTGTGCCCTTTCATTCTCCTGTTGTGCCTTAATCTGATTGTAGTCCTTCGGTTTCTCTATGCCAAATTCTTCATAGAGATAGTCATCATCGACAGGTAGATTGAAATTGGTACGTAGCTGCGTGAGAATCCCCATTTTTGTATTCTGGTCAATGTCCTTCTGCTCAGGATAAACGAACTCTCCGCCAGCAGTGTTAACACCCATAACTGCGAAAATATCTGCCATATCATAGTTTAGGACATTCAAAATGAAACGTTTGTCTGCCTGTGTCACTTTGTCCTCCACCTTCTTGTGAACTGTTCCGAGAGCTTGAGTCCCATTTTCCGACGACTCCGTAGTTAGCGTATTACCGAGAATCAGTTTAGATATTTCATTATTGCAGCGTTCACATAGACGCTCGTAAACATCTGCAGAACCGGTTTTGTTTCCTGCTTCTATGAGGTTGAGCGTTGTGTCTTTCCCATGAACAAATACGCCGAGAGAACCTATGGATGACGCATCTGATACGGCACGGTTTCTGGCTTCATCATCATCTGTTTCGTATGTGTACTCTTGAATCGGCATCCCGAATACTTCTGAGAACTGTGCCCAGTCAGCCGTCGTGTTGCGCTTGTATATAACCCACGGTGCAGCTTTGGCAAGTAATCCTAAATCGTCATCTTCCCCAACATAAAGTAGGTCAGGGTATTCGTCCCATGATGTACCCGTAATATCAGTCTGATGGCGAAGAATGAGACGACGGACAGGGTCGGCGTGCTTGCGTGGGATGAGGTCATAATCCAACCAATCTCCATTGCGATAGAACTGGCAGAGTGTGAATCCGTACATCTTAGCATCAATGATGTCCTCAACCAAACGTCCGAACCATGGAGATTTGATTTGCTTGTTAACGTTATCATCGGGTTTACCGTCTCTCTGAAACTCTATATTTGAGCATAACACTGCATTTTTTCGCTTGCCTATGACACACGAAAGATGTGTGTCCATCATGATGTCCTCGTAGAGGTCATAGAGTTTGTAACGACGTGAGAAGTCCACATTCTCGGCTGAATGAACTGCCTGGGTATAGTCAGAGATGTCAATATTGAATCTCTTTGGCTGTGTCAATATGATAACAGCCGGCTGTTTCTGGTCGGGTCTTGGAATATTACCACTCACGGTAATATTCCCGTTTTTATTTAATTTCTTCTTCATCTTAGAAATGATTTACACGTTTTGGATTACTTTTGAGTTGAAATTGCGACTTTCGTTCCAACTCTTCATTTGACAAAATCGGAGCTCCGTCAATTGATATGTCTTCGTTGGATACCGCCTTCATCCATTCTACCGCTCGGTCATATCTGTCTTTGCGAAGCTGTGAAAGCTTCATCGGATTGTGAATGCTGAAAATGTGGTAAATGGCGATGTCCAGCAGCATCATTAACACTAACTGATTCCGATTTTCTCCAGTAGCAGAAAAAATGATGTCGCAGTCGTACCGTTTGGAGAGATAGCATCGCATCTCGGCGATGGCACGGTCCTCGCATATCTCTACAAGGGTTTCGTCCTCACGCACAAGTGCGTCAAGAATATCACGGTGAATACTGGCATCGTAGTCCTTCAAATCAATAAATTTGCTCATAATCTGTATTTGTTTTTATCGCGCTGCACCTTCCTTGGTATTTTAGCCGGTGGCTGGAGCTCACGCAGTTTACGATCAATAATACGTTTACCACCTTCGATGGAGTCTGGTCCATCTGCAGGGTATTTGAGAGTCATGGTGAAGAGCTTAAACTGGTCGTCCAACTCCTTCATGTGCGGATTATCCTTTTCCGCCTCGTTGAAAATCATATTACCCTCCCTGTTTATCGGTTCAAGGTTTGCCTCTATACGAGTTGCCTTTTCCGTCTTTTTGTCTTCATCTCCGTGGATATATAGTTGAATACCCTGTTCACGTCGAACCTTGCGGACTAACGGCTGAAATACCTGCTGAAAGAAAGGGTCTTGCAGTTTGTTATTCTCCATGTAGCAATAGACCGGGACACTCGACTTTGAGGCGCAAAAGTCAAGCAGCTTGACGTACCACTCAATGAACTCCGCATTGGTGGCCTTATCCAAGAAACCTTTGATGACATAGAGTTTATCTGCCAAACCGCCAAGCAACCACACGGATTTGAACGACTTTCCACGTTTGCTTTTGCTTTCGCCAGGTGCAGGGTCTCCATAGATAACCAAAAACTTGAATTTGGAAAGGGGTGGAACTTTTCCATAGCTGATGGTCTGGAAGACCTCACCCTCAGAAATAGGATTGTTGAAATACTCTCCCTGTGCAGCCTTGGTGGATATTTTGGAAAGAACACGGTCAATATCCTCTTCCGTGTTCTTTTCAGGCCATGTTGAAAGTCCGTTTTTATCTCGGATGTTGATGATGTCCCAGTGGTCGGCAATCTCACCGGCACGCGCCACACAACAGTCCTTTGCGATGAGGTTACCGCAAAAGATGATGAGCGTAGGTTCTGAAATAGAACGTGTCGGATAAAGGGCATTCTCCCACCATTCCCAACGCTTCTGAATGATATCCGGGTTCTTGCAGTCCTCGTCAGTATCGAAGTCGTCCACCAGCAGCACATCGGGACGGATAGCCTCATTACGCGAACCACGAGGACTTTGCCCTGCTCCTATGGCACGGAATGCCACACCGGGCTTAGTGATGAACTCGTCCTCTGTCCAGGATCCCAATGTGGATTG